CAAATGGTGGCAAAACCCAAAAATTGCTTATATTGGTGGTATGGCTACAGTATGATTTACATTGTGGGCAAACGGACAAATAACGAAATAACTGGAGAGAACAATGAAAAAATCAGAACTGCGACAAATGATTAAAGAAGAAATTCAGAATATTAAAGAATACAACACCATTGCAAAATCCACATTAAAAGACAATGGGTTTAAAGTGGATGGGTCATTGTCATTGGATGTGGGAGTAACGGGTGAAAAAAAACTTAGCAATGGCAAATTTTTGACTATAAATTTGGGTGAAATGCGTAATGGAAAATTTTGGTTTAATTCGTATATTACTGAAAAATCATTTTTTGGCAAAATAAAAGCGTTAAAAAAACTAGATGATACTCCAGTTGACATGTATGGCGATTTGCCATTATTTGATAATCCGACTAAATTTAAGAGCATTTTGCAAAAGAAAATAAAATCGGCATTAAAGTCGGCGGGAAAAGTCAATGAATCATTAAATGAAAGTAAGGGTAAAGCCGTACGTGTCGCTTCCTATTCAAAGGCCAAAACGGTTAAAGATTTTGCAAAAATTATGGCAAAGAATCCAAAAAATCCGCCTATTGATATGACATTATTTAATCGGCCACAGGGACCTTATGGTACGCCGGAAGAATATAGAGATCATTTTGGTTGGACACAATTAACAGTAATTGGCCCTCGAGATAGCTATAGAGTGGTCATAGTATATGAAAACGGAAAATGGGTACAAGGACAATAGAAAAATGAACGATGCACAAAAAATAAAAGAAGCGATGAAGAAAGAGTACATTAAGTGTGCTATGGACCCCGTTTATTTTATGAGAAAATACTGTATTATTCAGCATCCACAACGCGGGAAAATCAATTTTAACTTATACGATTTTCAGGCCCAGACATTAAATGATATTGTAAGTAATGATTTTACGGTAATTCTTAAAGCTAGACAGCTGGGATTATCTACATTGACCGCTGGATATTCACTTTGATTAATGACATTCAACACCGATAAAGATATTCTAGTAATCGCGACAAAGCAGGATAAAGCAAAAAATTTAGTAACAAAAGTAAGGGTTATGCATGCCAATCTGCCAAGTTGATTAAAATCTAAATGTACTGAGGACAACAGACTTTCGATGAGTTACAGCAATGGTTCGAGAATCAAAGCTGATACATCATCTCCAGACGCTGCACGCTCGGAATCACTTTCTTTGCTGATTCTTGATGAAGCAGCATTCATTCCAAAAATTGACGATATATGGACAGCGGCTAAAATGACATTGGCTACTGGTGGCCGTTGTATTGCATTAAGTACACCGAATGGTGCTACTGGTTGGTTTCATGATATATGGGTAGGGGCAGAAAACGGAGTTAATTCGTTTTTTCCAATTTATCTTCACTGGACATTACATCCAGATCGTGACCAAGCATGGCGTGATGTTCAAGACCTCGATTTAGGACCCGAACTTGCTGCACAGGAATGTGATTGCTCATTTATCACTTCTGGTAAATCGGTAGTTCCAGGTCCCATCATTCAATGGTATTTGGAAAATCTGAAAAAAGAACCTATTGCAAAAGAGGGCATTGACGGTAATTACTGGAAATGGAAATATCCCGAACAGGATAAAACCTATGTGGTATCGGCCGATGTGGCTCGAGGTGATGGAAAAGATTATTCAGCATTCCACATAATTGATATTGATAACTTGGAACAGGTGGCGGAATATCAGGGTAAACTTGATACTAAGTTATTTGGAGATTTATTGGTAAATGCCGCTACAGAATACAATGACGCCTTGTTAATCATTGAAAATGCGAACATTGGGTGGGGGTCAATTCAACAAGTGGTTGATAGGGATTACAAAAATTTATTTTATGCGACTAGTGACATGAAATATGTAGATACAAAATCTCAAATGACGAATAAGTATTATAGAGATGACCGAAAAATGGTCGCTGGATTCACTACAACCAGCAAAACTAGACCATTGATCGTAGAAAAATTAGTAGAATATTTTAGAGATAAAACCGCAATAGTTTATTCAAACAGGCTCATTAACGAATTATTTTCATTTGTATATGGACCATCATTGGCACAGGCTGATTATGGAGCAAATGATGATTTGGTAATGAGTTTTGCAATTGCATTATGAGTGAGGGATACCGCAATCCGATTAAGGACTGAAGGTGTATTGGCTCAAAAGAATCTCATGAAGCAAATGATTGATTATCAACCAATGTATAAAGAAAACGAAATCGAAAATGAATCGTGGGAAATGGATGATGGTCATGGCAATAGGGTAAACTTGGATTCGTGATTATTAGGATAAAAAAGAGAAGTGAGGTAAATGATGGCTGAAAGTAAATTAGCACAAAATTTAAAAAGATTATTTTCTGGTACTGTTATTGTTCGCAATATTGGTGGCCGAAAATTAAAAGTTATAGACACGGATAATGTCCAATCGACCGTAAATCGAAATTTTATGGACAGATATACCAGATTGTATTCCACAATGGGTGGATCAACTGGTCGTGCTATTCAGTTCTACCAAGCTGGTCAGAGAATGGCATTATTCAAAGATTACGAACAAATGGATAGTGATGCTATCCTTTCTTCTGCATTGGATATTTATGCCGATGAATCCACAATGAAATCTGAATATGGTGATGTAATAGAAATCACGGCTGAAGATGAAGCCATTAGAGAAACATTGCATAACTTGTATTATGATATTTTGAACGTGGAATTCAACTTGTGGCCATGAGTTAGAAATATGTGTAAATATGGTGATTTCTTTTTACACCTACAAATAGATGATAATTATGGTATATATAATGTTGTACCAATGTCAGCATATGACGTGGTTCGACTTGAAGGATTAGATCCAGCTCGACCAAATGAAGTTAAATTTCAATTGGGTGAAGGTGAAACCCGTCATGGAATTAAGGGGAACGATGATACCGAGATGTTAGAAGATTTTGAAGTAGCACACTTCAGATTACACTCGGATAGTAATTTCTTGCCCTATGGAAAATCCATGATTGAGGGTGCCCGTAAGGTATGGAAACAATTAACATTAATGGAAGATGCTATGTTGATTCACAGAATCATGCGTGCGCCAGAGAAACGAATTTTCAAATTGGACATTGGTAATATTGCCCCAAATGAGGTTGAACCATTCATGAAATCGGTTATTGCCAAAATGAAAAAGACTCCAGTTATCGATCAGACTACTGGGGAATATAACCTTAAATATAACATGCAAAATTTAACAGAAGATTTCTTTCTTCCAGTTCGTGGGAGCGATAGTGGAACTGAAATTGATACATTGGGTGGATTGGAATATGATTCAACTGATGACATCGAATACTTGAAAAACAAAATGATGGCCGCGTTGAAAGTACCTCGTGCATTCTTGGGATATGATGAGGCACTAAATAGTAAATCCACATTGGCCGCTGAAGATGTTCGTTTCGCTAAAACGATTGAACGAATTCAAAGGGTAATAGTAGATGTACTTATGAAAATCGGTGTGGTACACTTGTACGCACAGGGTCATAGAGATGAAAAAATGCTTAATTTTGATTTGAATTTAACTAATTCATCCATTATGTTTGAAGAAGAAAGACTTGAATTATTGAATAATAAAATATCAGCGGCTAGTTCACTATTACAAGATGACTTGGCTCCTACCAGTTGGATATATGATAATATTTTCAAATTCGGTAAAGCTGAACAGGAACAAATTAGACTTGAATTGATCAAGGATAAAAAGCGTAAATTCCGTTATCAGCAAATTGAGGACGAAGGCAATGATCCATTGAAAAGTGGTGAAGCAGTCGGTACTCAAGGTGCAATGATGGATGCTGGCGGTGAAGAAGGTGGTGGTGAAAAACCCCCTGTACCCGGTGGCGCACAAGAGGAAAATTATAGTGATTATGGGGAAGATCAAGAAGTTCCCAAAGGTGGTTTTGAGGGCGGAGGTCGTCCAAAAGAAGGTCCCAAATATGGTAAGGATGGCTCAGTAACTGGGCGTGATCCGATAGGAAAACACGATATGAAAAAGAATGCAAGCGCCAGTCCGAAATACGGAAAAACCCTATCTCTTGCACATTATGCTTCACTTAAGAAAAGATTAGGTGAAAAATTTGTCGAAAAAAATCAAAAAATATTAAACGAAACTGAAGACATTGAAAAAGAATATAAAGACGATATTTCTGAAAATGCAGACGCTGAATAGGCGCCGTTTTTAAGAAGTTTTAATATTTATAAGTAAGATAAATTGCATAGGATTTATTAATTATTGGAGTAAAAGTATGAGTAAAAATTTGCGACATTCTAAAATTAAGAATACAGGGATACTGTTTGAACTATTGTCCAGACAAATAACCGTGGATGTTCTTAACAACAGGAAAAATTCCGCTGCCATAGATATTCTTAAGAAGTATTTTAACGAGAATACAGATTTGGGCAAGGAACAACAGTTGTATAAAATTTTAATAGGTGAAAATTATAACATTGAAGCAAAAGCTGATAAACTTATTGATGCCGTGGTAACGTCACGGCAGAAAATTAAGAATTCAAATTTACGCGGTGAAAAATATAATCTCATAAAAGAGATTAAAGAACATTATAACGTAGATGAATTTTTCGCGGCTAGAATTCCTAGCTACAAAGTGTACGCTTCTATTTATAAATTATTTCTAGCGGAAACATCAGCGGACACATTTGATCCGACTGAGATGGTTGATAGTAGATTTACTATATTGGAACATATTGTAAGATCACCAATTTCCAAGGAAAATAAAGAAAAAAGAATTGTTAGTGAATACAAGAAACAAGAAAAAGACTTGCGATTGCTATCATATCAAATTTTAGTGGACAAGTTCAACGAGCGATATTCTTCATTGAATGCTGCTCAAAAGCGACTATTAAAAGAATATATCAACAATATATCAAATACCAACAACTTGAGGGAATTTATCAATACGGAAGTTAAAAAAGTGACATCTGAATTGAAAACATTATTGCCCAATGTTGATGATAAAATCACAACTATCAAATTGCGAGAAGCGATTAATCAGATTGGACATTTGACAAAGGGTAAATTGGTTAAGGATGATCAGGTTGTCAAAATGATGAGATATTACCAACTGGTAAAAGAGATTAAGAAAACCCTTAAGGGAGATAAATAATGAGTGACGCGTTAAGAAATTACATCCGTAGTATCATCGAGCAAGAAATATCAGAAGCTAATGTGACTGGTAATATTGACGGTGGTGAGGGCCCACCTAAAACTCCCAATGCTTTCAGAAATGGGAAAAATGGGAAAGTGGAAAAAACTGGTCGTGCCCAAGGTCATAAAGACCCAGAGGTATTTGACTATAAAAAGGCTGATATTACAAACAAATACATCAAAAATTTATACGAAGATATGAAAAATCGCCGACCATTGACTGAAAAATTATCAATGGAAATGGATGAATTGAAAATCTATATTGATAATAACCAACAATTATACAAACAACGATTTCTTCCGATATTGAAAAATTTATCTCGGAAAAAGAAATCTGGTAAATATGACCGACATCTAGCACCAAAGCTTTTTATGTATTTGGTAGACGATGGAGCTAAAGGGTATGTTAAAGATCACGGTTCAAATGACGATACAGTTCGTGGCATGTTTCCTAAAAAAGATAGAATGGAATTGGCTAAAGATTACGCTGAAGATTTTGAGGGTGCATATGAAAGTAAAGAATATGACTTTATGGAATCGGTAAATGAAGATATGGCACCTGGTAAAGTTAAAGCGGCTGAAGGTGATTTGGGTAAATTAAATCATGCCTCTTGATTAATTAGCTCGGTTGCAAAAGACTCAGCTGATTATTCTAAATCTTCCAGCTCAAAAATTGCTGTAATATCTAAGGGCTTGGATGGGGTATTGAAATATTTCAAAAAAGATACTGGAGTTAAAGGGAGATAATGATGAATAGACAATTACTGGTCGACTACCTATTATTCGATGTTTCACCCATTCAAATAGCCGAATCCGTTAAAAATAATGGTAAGGTAATTGTACAGGGTGTATTGCAAAGGGCTGATGCTGAGAATCAGAATGGTAGAATCTATCCGAAGAAAATTTTAATGAGAGAATCGGGCAAATATGCTGATAATTTCATCAAACAAAAACGTGCAATGGGGGAACTGGATCACCCAGATAGCTCCGTTGTTAACCTACAAAATGTATCTCACAATATTGTGGAAATGCATTGGGAAGGTGATAATTTAGTTGGTACTATTGAAGTACTGGGTACACCTTCTGGTAACATTTTAAAAGAATTATTCCAAGCTGGAATCAAACTGGGTATTTCATCCAGAGGTTTAGGTTCAGTACAACAATCTGAAGCCAAATCATCGGCACAGGAAGTACAGGACGATTTTGAATTAATTGCATTCGATTTCGTTTCAAATCCATCTACACATGGTGCATTTATGTATCCAGTAAATGAATCGGTTGATCCATATACAAGAACGTGTGGCAAGTGGTGCAAGGTAGAATCAATTATTAACGATATTATCAGGGGATAAGAATGAAAAAATCAGAATTAAGACAAATTATTAGAGAAGAAATTCAACGGTTAAACGAGCTATCCGATGATTATGATGCGCTGTTCCAAGCAACCTCACGGGGCGGTAAAGAAAAGTTTAAAGTGTATCAGTCCGATATAGATAAAAAACATAAATCATATTCTTATGAAGAACGGAACGGTGGGGGTGGTATTAGTGGCGATGTTAAAGGTAATATCCTTGCTAAATTAATTGGTTCAATGATTAGTGATACTGGAATGTACTCTAAGTTAATTGTTGATAAATTTGGTGTATGGAAAGATTTTGAAGAATTTGCCAAAGAATATAGAAAGAAATATTTAAGCTTTTTTAAAGAGCCAAAAGGTTCGCCAAATCGTAAACTGTATTTTGATGGGTTGTGGAAAATTTCAGATGCAGTAAAAAAAGGACAAAACTTAAAAAGCTATGCGTCTAAAATAATGAAACTTATGGATGCAAAGGGGAGTTAAATAATGAAAAAATCAGAACTAAGACAACTTATTAGAGAAGAAATTCAAGCTTTGAATGAAGCTTCATACAGTAACCTAAAGTGAAGTGATTTTGGAATGCCTGAACCTCCAGATAGTAAAGATGAAGATTATATTGAATTGAAATCTGCAAAGGGTTTTGCCATAGATTTGCATGGATACTTCTTTAATATGAATAATGATAATGAGGAATATAAACGTGGATCGGCCGGTTGGAAAAAAATATACAAGAAATTATCCAGCAAAGATAAAAAACTTACAAACGATCTTCTCAAAAAATGGGCGGGATTGTAATATGAAAAAGAAGCTATATACAATATATTTTACAGCCACAAAAAAAATAGAAAAATTTATAAAAGATAATAAACTGGATGCAACGGTGGAAAAATCACCAGCATTCATTACATGGGTATACGTCTCAGAAAAAGATGAAGCCGCTGTTAAAAATTACATAGAAAAAGAAAACCTAACCAAAGGCTTGGGCAAAGAATTTATCCGAGTGGGAGAAAATACAATGAAAAAAAGAACAAAACTAGCAGACTTATTGAGTGAACATGCGTTCGAAAGAAGTTTTGGAGAACCAAATCCTACTCTAGAGGATACCATTAATGCACATGGCAAGAAAAATGTCAATGAAGCTAAGACATCTGGGCAGTATTGGCTGGAAGAACTTGAAGAAATTGAAGATGAATTGGATAAAGCTTTTGGTAATTTAGAAGTAATTTTGAATGAGAATTCAAGTGAAGATTGGTTCAATAAAGCATATTCACAGTTTGATAGGGGTACAAATATCATTGAAAATGGTATATCGATATTGAAAAAAGCCGCTAAATTAATTAAAGCCTAAGGAAAAATAGATGCCATCGGTTAGTAAACAACAACAAAAATTATTCGCTCTTGTCAAAGCATACAAAGATGGCAAGAACAGTAAGGTTGACCAAAAAGTCAAAGATATCGCGGGGAAGATTTCCGATGAGGACGCTGACGATTTTGCTTCAACTGATACTAAGGACCTTCCTACCAAAGTAAAGAAGGAAGAAAGTATTAGACAACTAATCAGAAAAGAAATTGAATCGATTAATGAAGCTGAGAAAAAGAGGGATCACGCAAAGGAATACCAAGCACGAAAAAGCTATTATTACAAAAAATTTCAGTCCTCACCAGAGAAGAAAAAATACAGAGCCGAGCTGAATAAGTACAATAGAGATAATGGTACATACGGCAATGGTGATGGTAAGGATGCTTCACATAAGAACGGCAAAATTGCTGGATATGAGGATCAGAGTAAAAATAGAGGTCGAGCAGAGGGTAGCCGAGTAAAGGGTAGTAAGAGAAAAAAAGCAGGCCCGAATGAAGAAATTACAATGAATGAAGTAAAAACGGAATTTAAAATAGGCGATATTACAGTTGGCAAGGATAATAAGGGCATCAGCACTCAAAATTTCGGGATTAGGTATTATTATCAAAAACCAAAAGGTGCAAAACATATGGAATCCGATTTGGGAAAATTTATGGTATCTCTTGGTAATATGGTATCTAATGCAGATAAGGCCAAAATTACTAAACGATTAAAAGAATCTACTGAAGAACAAATGGTTAGAAATCTTGTTAGAAGCGAATTAAAAGAGGTGATGAAGAAATCAACCGCGTATGGATATACGAAGGATGGCATTGTAAAATTTAAAGGCTCAAAAAAGGATTCAACTAAAAAGGCTAAAGCTGAGCAGAAAAAAAGCCCCGAATCTAAAATTAGTATATTTATGAATCATGGCGTTAACGTCGGTGATAAATATGGACAAAAGAATGAAATCGATTTACCAGCAAACCTTCACTTGCGACGAGCTCAAATGGGCACCGTCGGTGATATGTCATAGGAGACAATAATGAAAAATAAAGATATGATGGAAATGAATAAAAAGTGGAGAGACTGGAGACTAGAGGAATACATTGAAGAAGATACTTTAAATGAGGCTAATTATGAAGTTGGTGAACTGGAAAAGGCTGAAAATGGTCATAATTGGAAATATAAAATGAACCTCAAAATCGGTGGCACTGAAAATGAATCAAAACATCTATCAATAACAAAAAAACAATTTGATGCTATAAAAAAGATTTTAAGTAAATAGGAGACAAATAATGGCAAAGAAAAAACAAAAATTAGACGAACACATGCTATCAATAGTCGGTGGTTTTGTTAATCCAACGAACAACTTTCATCACTATAAATTGAGCAATATTGCCGAAGAATTTGTAGCTGAAGAAGACGGTCCCAAATACGATCTTAAGGAATTCCAAGAGGAAGTTGCTGGGTATAATGAGATTGGTAAAATGATTTATCGTGAAAATGATATCAGAGAAACTGCTCAGAAACTGGCTAAGATGTGTGAGATTGCAAAACATCATTCTCTTAATAATGTAGATGAAGCATTCGATAAGATAACGATCAATAAGAACATGAAAACATTAGGCAACCATGCAAAGGAGTTCACTAAGATTGCAGGAGATGCCGCTTCAGTGCAACAGCGTATGGAGTCGCTATATGAGGACATGGGTCACATTTTAGGGCGTTATTATAACATCAATGAGGCAGAAGTTTCTGAAAATAGTGATACCGACGTTAGAGCGATAGGCAAGAAAATCAAAGAGAACGATGGCAAATACGAAGAATTCTTCAGAAGTGCTATGCAGAAATTTGGTATTTCTTCTCCAGACGAATTGGAAGATGAGAAAAAGAAAAAATTCTACAATTATGTGGATAAGAACTATCAGGCTAAGACTGAAGGTAAACTCCATGAAGCCAGTAAATTCTCAATGGGCAGTGATGACGATTTAACGGATGAAGATAGAGAATTGGCATCTCAAGATCACATTGAGCGAAAATTAAAAGGTAAGAAAATTGGCGAATGGGAATTTGGATATGATCAAATGTCTGGTGCATGGGAATGGTCTCGTGACAGCGATGATACATTAATATATGCTACCCTATTTTGGGATGGAGATGGATCGGGATTGCCAATTAATGTGATAGACGATGGTGGTGATTATGACGATAAATTTAAACCGAATTTTGTTAAATATACTACAAAAGGTGCCAATGAAGATTTGAAATTCTATCTAAAAACAATGAAAAAAGTATTAAAAGACGCTAGCCGGAGATATTAAATAAATGAAATTAGACGAAAAAGCATATATAGGTGATTTGGTAAAGATCAAACATAGTGCCTATAAGGATTTAATGAGGCGTTTTAAAGTCAATAAAAAAGTAATATCGGGTGCTTTTAAGGTATTACTTAAAGACCCAGGTTCAATAGACGTTAGATCGATTGTCAATAAAAAAAAATATCAACTGAGCTATGGTGACTATACACCAGCCACATTTCAAAATTATAAAAATGATTTAAAAGCAGCATGGAGTGAAGATATGGATACAAAACCAAAACGAACTACTGTAAAAGAAATACACAAATGGTTCAGAGGACTTGAAGAAAATAAGTGGAGAAAAACCTATCCAATTGACGCACGCAGAATTAACTACTTTGTGAACAATCACGGATTAAATGAAGAGGAAATTGCCGAAATGCCAAAATCACTCAGGAAAAAGAATCCCAATGCATCATATGTACGGGAACAAAAGTACGCCACTAAATTTGTGGAACAACGTGATAAATCAAATAAACTTGAAGAAATGGTGCGCACAGAAATTAGAAGCATTTTAAGTGAAATACTCACAGAAAATGCGGATTATAAAAATATGTCAATTGATGAACTGGCTGATGTCATTTCAAGTGATTGGAAAAAAGTAAATTACGCCGCAAAGCCGTATTTGGATGCTATGTTTAGTCTCGAGAAAATTACTGATGATTATTATCAGGATTCTGGAAGATCAGTGGTAGCATACTTTCTATCCAATGCAAGGTCTTGGACAGGCCCAGTGGCTAAAGAGGTCAAAAAAGAGCTCAAACGAAGAATAAAATAACAAAAAACAAAAGAGGTTTACATGATTAAAGTAAAGGTCATAGATGGAAACATCGAAAAAGCACTTCAGATAATGAAGAGAAAAATTAAAGATACAAGATTGTTCGTGGAACTAAGGGAAAATGAACAGTATAAAAAACCGTCTGAGGTCCGTAGGGAACGGAAAGCAAAGGCAAAAATACGAGAGAAATACCGTACATTGGAGACACAAAATGGGAAAACCAGCTAAAAAGATTCTAAAACTTTCAAACCTAATTGAAGGGGAAATCCCATTCAGCGAGGCTGTAATTCGTGAAATGGTCAGGGATGAAATCAATGAAGCCAATTATAGAGGCTTGGTTGATCAGTCCAAAAAGATTATGAAAAAATTAAAAGACGCCAAATTGAGCCCAGAGGATGTTAAAAAATTAACACTAGCACTGCGTCAAATTGAGTCCATACTGAATTACGCTTAGGAGCATAATATGAAAAAATCAGAATTGCGACAAATTATTAGAGAAGAAATGACTATCCAAGAGGGCAAATGGACTCCAAATGCTGACAAACTCCATAATGGTATAGTTAAAACGGCTAAAAAAATATGGGGCAATGGCACCCAAATGGATTATGATGTGTCGAACGGTACGGGCATGATTGTGATTTATGATGGTGACGTTGAATATGAAGTAACAATAAAAATACACTAATAAAGGGCATTGGATATGAAAAAATCAGAATTGCGTCAAATAATCAGGGAAGAAATTCAGAAATTAACTGAAGCTAGAGTTTCTGGTAAAATCCAAGGGATTGTCAATAAAGTGGCCAAAAAATATAAGCTAGAAAAAAATATGCGAGCATATATTACTGGTGAAAATATTTTATCCGTGGTAGTTGATCAAGAACGCGGCCCAGGATTTATAGTGGGAATGACCGCCCAAGAACGGGAACGTGTATTTGCACAAGCAAAAAAAGCACTCCCAGAGATACAGAAACTAATAGAAAAATTTATTAACGCCGAAGATGCTGGAGTTGATATGAACAGTTTAAAAAGTGGAATGGCTGGTAGTATGTATATAGTATCAGACGATTTCTTAAAATAATATAAAAATAAAGGATACACAAAATGGAAAAGACAACAGAACTATACGAACAAATTACAAAACTATTCGCTGACTTTCAAGCCAATCACGAAAAATTCGTTGAAAAGGGTAATAAAGCCGCAGCAGGCAGGGCCAGGAAACACTTGGGCGAGATCAAGAAACTTGTAACTGAATATCGAAAGGTATCAGTAGAAGACTCTAAATAGGAGATAACAATGAAAAAATCGGAATTGCGTAAAATCATCCGCGAGGAAATTCTAAAAGAAAAGAGGGGTTCCGAAGTATCTACTGGTGATCTTTCACCTTTGAAGAAATTCATGGTATATAAGATTAAACAGAGTGGCATGAATCCTTGGGTAGTTGGAAAATCCAAAGATGGAAAATATGAAATAAGTGCGGTGGTATTTGAAGACCCAAGTGGATTTGGGTATAAAGATGGCCGAGTATCTAAATTGTGGATACGTGATATTAAAACCAAAGATGAGGTATATTGGGATCGGGGTCATTGGGCTGGTAATGATAAACCAGCTAAAGGTTCACCTGAAGCCAAATTATTTGATATGTTTATCAAAGCGGTCAACAACTAAAGGATATACAGATGAAAAAATCAGAACTGCGACAAATTATAAAAGAAGAACTTTTAAAAGAAGCTAAAAATCCCCATGTCAAAACAGTCCAAAAAATGTTTTCCGATATGGAAGACCTCCACTACGAGCTCGCCCATGAATATTCGGGGGGAGATGGTGATTTGGAAGATATGACATCAGGCAAAGTTTTGAAAGTATGGATTGATAGAATATTGAATGACTTGGAACACATGGAAGCACATTTGAAAAGATTAAAATAGGAAAACATCATGAAAAAATCAGAACTGCGTCAAATTATTAGAGAAGAAATTCAGAAATTAACTGAAAATAAGTATGCGGATGCGGTTGAAACACTAGTGAAACCGAAAATCGCGGCTAAACATTTAAAGAATTTAAGTGACAGCACATTGTCACCTATACAATTTGGTGCATATCTTGAGGATTATATGATGCACCCTAAAGAGTATGGTATAAATGTTAAGGGGAAATATTATCAAGCCATAGTTAGTGCATATGAAGATATATATCCCGGACACTCAGAAATGAATGCCTCAGAAACTAAAAAATCAGATTTTTATAAAGAATATGTAAAGGCTAGTAAATAATGAAAAAATCAGAACTACGACAAATCATAAAAGAAGAAATTCGGACATTAAATGAAGGTATTCAGGGAAATCCCATAAAAGGATCGTCGGTTGATCAATGGTCAAAGGCGATAGTTAATTCCGGAAAAGTTAAGTCTGGTGATTCCAATGATAAGTTAATCAAAGCTATTTATGCGTATGTTAATGGCACGTTAAAGAAATCTACCAGATGATTCTGGGATACTGATCAAGTCAAGTTTAAATATAACATGATTGATGGTATTAAGCACCACTTAAAGGATGAATAATGAAAAAATCAGAACTACGACAAATTATACGGGAAGAAATTAAGAAAATTAATGAAGCTGGCTGGGAACCTAAGAAAACCCTTAAAGGTAACTTTCATGACGCACTGGATCAAATGGAACGTGCATATGATTGGAATTATGTTGAAGGTGAAGGTAATGCAACCAGATTTGATTTTCAGGGTGGCCGCAATTCAATGTGGTTATATGACTACGGTGCAATTGATGGGAATGTCCCCAATGAT